TGTTTGATGCACAAACACAAGAAGAGAGAAAGGCTGGAAAGCCTAAGCAGTATCTAGGAAACGGTAAAGTATTCTGGAACAATGGCTCTATTGTAAACGCAGAGAAAGAAGCTCAACCTACTGAAGTATCAGCAGAGGGAGACTTATTTTAATTTATAAGGGGGACATTAATATATGTTTAATGGTGTGGTGTCATAATTATATTTATTAACTTCCCCCTTTTATTTTCATAAACACACACAATGACAATAAAAGATTATACAAATGAAGAACAACAGTATATGCAATACATCGAGGATAAAGCATATATTGACCCTAATAAAGAAGTTAAATATCCTCCAATAGCTATAAGCATGGGAAACTTTAGAGCAGGAAGTGAAATATATCCAATACCAATAGGTACTTATGGAAACTTTTCATTTATTGCTGCTCCACCAAAAAGCAAGAAAACATTCTTTGTTAGTTTACTTTCAGCAGTATATCTTAAAGGACAATTAGATAGTCATGCAAAAGGAATGTTAGGTCACAGAGATGGGAGATGTTTAGTACACTTTGATACTGAACAAGGTAGATTTCATGCACATAAAGTATTTAGAAGAGTTTTAGACATGACTGGAATGAGTGATGAATGTTATCATACTTTTGGGCTTAGAACTTTAAACAATAGAGATAGGCTTAATTTTATAGAATACTTTTTGTATAATAAAGTACAGGATGCAGGATTAGTTGTTATAGATGGTATAGCTGATTTAGTTTCTGATGTAAACAATTTAGATGAATCTAGTATGGTTATTCAGAAGTTAATGAAATGGACTGAAGAATTAAATTGTCATATAGTTACAGTAATACATAGTAATTATGGAACAGAAAAGCCAACAGGACATTTAGGAAGTTACCTAGAAAAGAAAGCAGAGACACAGATACAATTAGAATTAAACACAGTAAATGATGAAATGGTTACAGTTAAATGCAGAAGGAGTAGAGGGTTTCCTTTTGATAGTTTTAGCTTTAAAATAAATAAACAAGGTCAGCCTACTATTGTAGATGACTTATATGAAGTAATAGAAGAAAATAATATAGATGCAACTAAAGCTTACGTTTAATATAAGACCTGTTCCACACCAGTCAGTCAGGATTGGCAGGAATAATATTGCTTATAAACCTAAGAAAATAATTAATTACCAAGTTGCAATAAGAGCTTTAGCTATAGCTCAATTACCAAAAGGATTTGAAATGATTCCTGCTGGTACAGAAATAACAATACAGAGATTATCATATCAATTTGAATATCTCAAATCTACACCCAAGAAGAGAAGAACAGGTAAAGTTCCAAAAACCACAAAACCAGACTTACACGACAATTTAAACAAAGCATTCATGGATGCGTTAGAAGGAATTGTATTTGAACAAGACCAAAATATCGTTAAGATAAAGAATCTTGAGAAATACTATGACAAAGAGAATTTAATAACATTAATATTAAAATACTAATATGTTAGAATTGTTGGCTAGGAATCATCTGTTATGGGTAAAGATGGTTGCTAATATGGGATGTCCTAAACATCTCTGTGAAGATATAGTACAAGAAATGTATTTGAAAATAAATAGACTTGTTACTGATAAAAGAAAAATAATGTATGGAGATGATGATGTAAATAGATTTTATATATATGTTACATTAAGAAACTTATATACTGATTATGCAAAAGCTAAAAACAAATATACTTTTTTTAGTTATCTTGAAACAGATGATGCTGATACCATACATACAGCAGAGTATTTATATTCAGATACTGAAACAGAGAAAGAAGAAGCCTTCTATAAAATAACAATGAAGTTAGCTAAAGAGATTAATTCTTGGCACGTTTACGATGCTAAATTATGCAACACTTATTACTTAAGCGATATGTCTTTAAGGCAAATCTCTAAAGGAACAAATATTAGTTTAACAAGTATATTTAATTCTATTAAGAATTATAAATCTATACTTAGAAATAAATTTATTGAAGATGTAGAGGATTACTTAAACGGAGATTATCATTTAATTAAATAATATAACGATGAGACAGTTTAAGCCATTAAAGAAAAATAAACCTAACAATAAAGAAAAAGCTATTAGGAAAATACAAAGGGAAAGATTTGTTGAAGAAGATAGAAAGCCAAAAGTTAAAAGAAATGGCATTTTAATATCAAATAATAAATAATAAAACTATGAAACAACCAAAAGACAAAAGAACCAAAGAGTACAAAGAATGGAAGAAGAGCTTTGATGCAGTACAGAAAACAAAATCAAAAGGATTAGGAGATGATATTGAAAAGATTACAGAAGCTACAGGAATCAAAAAGCTAGTTAAGTTTATAGCTGGAGAAGATTGTGGGTGTGATGCTAGAAAAGAAAAACTTAATTCTATATTTAGACATAATAAACTAGAATGTTTAAATGAGGAAGAATATGATTATCTAGTAGAATTGTTTGCAAAGAACAAAAGTGTTTTAAACAATGAGGAAATTAAAAGGCTTTATGAAATAAGCAATAGAATATTTAATAAAAAAAACAAACCATCTTCTTGTTCTTCTTGTGTTAGAACAGTGGTGTTAAGATTAAAGAAAATAGTAGATGCCTACAAATAAATCTTTAATAAGAAACTCAAAACAAGTAAAGCAAGTAATTGATTTTACTGGCATACAAAACGGAAAGATACATCCTTCTGATATTGATGCTGTACTTGAATTTAACAACGATGCTTTAATACTTATTGAGGTTAAAAGAAAAGGGAATAGAATTCCTACTGGTCAAAGATTATTATTAGAAAGAATAAACGACTCTTGGCATAATCAAGAAAAAGCTATTGTGCTAAAGGTCGTTCACTCTTTTAAAGATGATACAAGAGATATTCCTTTGACTGAGTGTACTGTAGAGGTATGTTACTACAAAAGTAAATGGACAGAAAGAACTGGTCCATTATTAGAGGTGTTAAATAAACTAGGAGAAACATGGGAAATAAAAAAGCTATCCTTTTAAATTGGACTATGAGTTCTTCTTATGATATTAATGTAAATTATATATATAATGACAGAGAGAAAGAAAATACCTGTTTACTCAGGAGTACTGAATTACTTTCCTGATGCAATCAGAGAAGTAGCTAAATGTAGTTATGCAGGAAACTATCAGCATAATCCAGATAAACCTTTACATTGGGATAGAAGTAAATCTGGAGATGAATTAGATGCACTTACAAGGCATTTGTTAGAAGCTGGAACAATAGACTCAGATGGTATAAGGCATTCAGCTAAAGTTGCTTGGAGAGCATTAGCTAATCTACAGAAGGAGATTGAAAAAGAACATAAAGTTTAACAGACTTTTAACAACATTTAATTAACAAAAATGTATATTAGCTTAAAATTAAAATTATGATAAAAACATTTGACAATAAAGAGTGGAACTACATAGACATTATAAAAAGAATGTATGATGACGATTTCTACTATGGTTATCTTGGTTCTAACGCATTATCTTCCTCTTCAGCCAAGAAACTACTACAAAGCCCTAAAGCATACCTTAAATCGCTTAATGTTAATTCTAATGCTCAACCTCTTAGAGATGGTAGACTTGTACATTTATCTGTACTTGAACCACATAAAGTAAAAGACCTAACGATAATCGATGGCTCTAAGGCTACTAAGGCTTTTAAACAAGCTGTATTGGAATTAGGCTCAGAGAATGTATATACAAGAAGTGAATTTAATAATGCTAATGCTATTGCTAACTCAGTTCTTAAATGCAGTGAGGTTACTAAATTATTACAAGGAGCTGAGTTTGAAGTACCTCAAGCTTCTATGATAGAAGGATTGCCTTTCAGAGGTAAAGCAGATGTATTGAATGGTAATGTCATTATAGATTTAAAAACTACAGGAGATATAACTAAATTCAGGTGGAGTGCCAAACATTTTTCTTATGATTTACAGGCAGCTTTATATATGAAGATGTTTGATGCAGATGCTTTTATATTTGTTGTTGTAGATAAAG